TAATCCTTGAACTCCTGAATCGCCTTGAGCTCCTGTTGTACCCTGCAACCCAGCTGAACCTGTAAGACCTTGAACTCCAGCGCCAGTTGTACCTTGTAAACCAATTACACCTTGAGCGCCATCTGCGCCGTCAGAAGGTCCTTGAATACCGGCAGGTCCATCGTTCCCAGTTAGTCCAGTTAATCCTTGAACACCTGCACCGCCAGCTGGCCCAGTTTCTCCAGTTAAGCCAGTTGATCCTTGAAGACCAGTTGAACCTGTTGTACCTTGTGCACCGTCTGCGCCATCAGAAGGTCCTTGAATACCTGCGCTTCCTGCTGGGCCAGTTGTACCTTGAATACCTTGTGCACCGTCTGCGCCATCAGAAGGTCCTTGAACACCAGTAGCGCCGGTTAATCCTGTTGTACCTTGAATGCCAGTTCCAGTTACACCTTGCAAACCAGTTGTGCCTGTAGAGCCAGTTAATCCTTGAATACCCGTTGAACCTATTGTACCTTGAGCCCCAGTCCCGGTTACACCTTGCAAACCAACTGCTCCTGTAACACCTTGAACACCTATAGACCCTGTAGACCCTGACACACCTTGTGCACCAACTGCTCCTGTCGAACCAGTTACACCTTGGCTACCTGTTGGACCAATGCCACCGTTAGCACCACCAAATCCTTGAAGACCTTGTAGGCCGAGCGTACCTTGTAAACCGTTAGTTCCTTGTGCACCTTGTATAAATTCGCCGGCAGTACCTTGAGCACCATTAGTACCTTGTGGTCCAGGAATTGGCGCTGGGATATTCGATAAAGAATTATAGTCACCGTCGAACAAAGAAGGCAAGTTAGTTAAATCATTATAATTACCAGAAAAAGTTCCAGAGGCTGTAATAAATCCAGCATCGTTTGTAAATGAACTTATGTTTGTTGGGATATCGTCAAATCTTGCTAACGGATAGCCACCGTTTTCAACACCATCCATTGCAACCACAGTTTTCTTTGTGGTATCAATAAAAATTTCTCCTTCAATACCTGCTTCAGATGAAATCTCGGCGGTGGTGCCTCTTCTAAATCGTAATGTTTGTGCCATTTGAGTTTTTCCTATTATCTGTATTGATTAATCTAAGTCATCAATCGCAATACCACCTGACGATAAGTCAATAGATGTATTGCCGCTATCAAGATCTACGGATGTATTACCTGTAAAGATGTCAAGTTCAACTGGAGCGGTATTCCCATATAATCCACTACCTGGGTATATAGTTTTGGCAGCCCAATCATCGGTATACTCTACGTCTGACCAACCTATTGCGCTGTTTGCAAGGTCAACCACAAACGTTTCAGTACTTTCTTCAAACGGAGAGTCATCTGATATGTTTGTTGCATATTGAGTATCAATAAACTTAATAACCTTTTTGGTCCGTTCTGGTCCGTAAAACATTCCTTTTAACGTAAAGTTAAGAGTGTACATTACTGTTCGTCTTTCAGTAAAATCACCTTCGTATAATTCTTCGTTTACCACACTATTTAAAATAATAGGTACATCTAAAGGTGGAAGGTTTTCAATTATCTTTGCGCTTACTGTAAAGTCAGGTTGAAAGAATGGTATAATTTGCTCAACTATTTTAGTTGCATCTTCTTGATATTTTGCCATAATATACAATGAGAATTCTAAGTTATATGGAGCTCCTGCATAAACGTAATTTAATGAGGAGTCGCTTTCTCTTAATGATTTTGGTATCTTATGTCTTACCGCAATCCTGCGTTCGCCATCATATTGCATAGATGTAATTTCAAAAGACATCCGCGGCAATGTAATAGCTGACTGACGATTAAGATTTGCATCTTGCTCAACTCTTGCAAGTATTTTTTGAAAAGGAGCATATGATAATGGAACAATTGCAGTTTGAAAAGTTGTCCCTTGTCCATTTACGCGCTGAATAGTCAACTGATTAAATAATGTACCAAAGATGGCAACATATTTTCTCGTTGTTTGATTGTAAAAGTAATTTGCTATTGCCATTTATATTAATCCGGTATACTAATGTTTTCACTGAATGGATCTATTTCTGAGAAGTCAAGAACACTATCAGCTTCAGCTTCAAAGTAAACGTTTTTCGCAACTGGGTCTGTATTTGCCAATTGTGTCAAAGTAGTTGCCTGTGTAATATCGACATCATCAAAGTGGTGGTCAATTTCGTAACGGCCTGTTTGGAAACGCTCTCCAGAGTATTCAAATAATTCGCAACGCAAATCATATACTTGTAATGATCCATGTTGATAAAATACTGACTCATGTTCAACAAACATAACTTTAAATATTTTATCGTTAAGTGGAAAGTAAATTACATCGCCTTCGTTTGGCCTTGTTTGTTCTGGATCTAAACGAGTAGCAAAACGTTCAAATGTTCTGTACGCAACAGTAAATGTTACTTGGTCGCGTATTTGTAAACCAAACCTGCTTAGGAAGTCTCCTTCACCTTCAAATCCGTCAACACTCTTAACATACATTTCCATATCGTAAATGATACTGTAGTTATTACCACCTTGTGTTGCTAATTCGCCGCCGAAGGTTGAAGTATCGTCTTCGTTTAGGATATTATCAATAGAGTCGAAGTTTCTTGGTATGTATGCAACGTCAACACCATACATCTTAATTGACTCGATAACTAAATCGTCAATTAAGTTTTGCTCGTTGAAGTTACCGTAATTTCTGAAATAAGGGTTCGTTGCCATAACTTATCCAATAAAATTATACGTAAGTGGTTGGAGTGAATTAACAGCTTCTTCTTCCATCCGTTGGCGTTCTTCTCTTGCTTCTTGTAAAATTTGTTCGCCATTAAATGTTACACCGCCAACCAATTGCATTCCAACAAACTTGGTAAGGTTTGCACCCCAATTTTCTTTTACTAAAGCGGCAGTATAATTTTGCAGCCAACGATCTGTCCAAACTTCAGCATATTCCGCCGGGTCAATAATATCGTAAGCTTCAATAATAATGAAATCGCCGACGGTCCAAATCTTTTGGTCAACATCAACGTATAGCTTATTCACATGTTTATTAAATCTGATTAAAGGTTTCCCTACAAGCATTTCTTGTAAGAACTCAATATAAGACATAGTCATATAATAGTTTTGAATATTATATCCAGTAATATCTCTTATATTGTTTAAAGTATATTGGTATTGAACATTGAACATTCCAACGCCTGCACTAATAGAAGTCTGTAAATCAAATACTTTTGATATACCTAAAAGACGTGTAGGAAGTGTAATGTAACCATTATCAATATCATCTTGCGTGATAGCATGCTTTAAATAAACAAGTTGACTCCCGTTATAATGATAGTCTCTCCAAAAAGAAACAGCCTCATCTACACGATCGTCTATCTGCTCTTCAGACACGTTTATTTCAATAACAGGTGCACCTAATTTTCTAAGGACGTAGTCTTTGAATTCTTCTTTGGTGGTAGGCTGAGCCATAGTAAACCTCTAAGATACTTTTGCTTTATAGTCTATTTATAATATGTAGAGGTAGGGCGAAATTTAATCTCGCCGTTCTATGTCATCCTCTGATAATAAATCACCCATCCATACTTCAATCACTTTAACTGGATTTTTACCTACGTTAATTGCTTTATGCCAAGTACATGGTGGAATATCAATACTGTCTCCTGTGGAATAAACTTTTGAAGTCTTATATCCATTTGGAAACTCAAGATTCATTTCAAGTTTGCCATCAACGATGTGCCAATGTTCTGAGCGAACAAAATGCTTTTGGTCTGAAAGTGATTTTTTAACATCAATAGACAGTTCTTTAACTTGCCAATGACCGTTGTTATCAAGGTTACGATATTTACCCCACAGTCTTTGTACCTCAGGCTTATCCCAGTTTTCAAGAAGCCACGACGAGCTATTCTTTTTATCGTTTCCGCCAACGCCAAACACAAAAACAATTTTGCCTTCTTCAATCAATTCCTTTGCATATTCAACTTCAGGTGTCGTGCCTTTTTGGCGGTCCCCTCCGTTTGCAAATACAATTTCAGCATCAGGAAATTGTTCTCTTACCTGTCTTATAGCACCTACAGCAGTATCATCACTATCGTCAAATTCAAATACACAGTCAACAACTGATAAAGCTTCTATGATTGCCGTGCGTTCTTCTATAGGCATAAATGGCCTGCCTTTTTTACGTGACAACCATTCATCACTGTTAGCACCAACCCAAAGCCTATCTCCTAGCGCAGCTGCAGCTTTAAAATATTCAATATGGCCTGAGTGAACTGGGTCAAATCCACCAGTAACAATAACAATTTTCATAGTCTACTCCTTCATTACATAATCATATATAAAGTTCTTTTTGTCAGGGTGGCCGTTTATAACCATGTTTGGTTTTTGTTGTGCTATTTGTGGATGCAGCCACCAATCTTCATAATTAGAAGAAGGATCCATAGACACGTCGTTTACAGCTAACACATATCCTATTCCTTTAAGGTATGCTCTTGATTCTTCTCTAAACTCAGGACCCCACCAACACGCATTGTGCTGAAATTGAATTACCCCATATTCGTGTTGGCCAAAAGGTATTTTCTTTAATACTTCAAGCGATACTTGCTCTGCATTAATTCTTAAAAAGTCAATCCAATCTGTCATGCAACTTTGTTTAAACATTGAAGCATAATGAATATCCTTACCGTCTGCCATAACTATAGTGCTTTTTCTTTCCTCGGAATAATTATAACAAGCTCTTTCTGAATTGTCAATAGACAATCCTTTCCAATTAAACGTGTCCTCAAGCAATGCAGTGTTGTTTGCTTTATATGGTAACCCGGATCCAACTTCTACCCATAAACCGTTTTCTTTTCCATCCAATGCAGATAACACAAACATATCTTGATAATGTCTTGCATAATTATTTGTGATCTTTTCAATACCAGGAAATGGAAACTTATATTTTTCTACGTCTCCTTCGTATGGAATATAGCTTGGGTAACCTATGTTATTTAGCCATCCTATAGCTTTATTTTTCCATTCAGTTTCTACATTATTATCGTAGGCCATATTAAAAAGTAAACGTTTTGATTCATCAGTACCATTATCTTTCCAGCTTCCTGACGCATTGTGATATATCAATCCTTGTTTTCCTGGATAATTAATATCATCATCACCTATACTTAACTCTATGTCAGCAAACAATAATCCGATTGTTGAATGAACTAAAGATTCACGCCATTCCCCGTTTTCCTCGCAATAATCACACATAAAATAATAAGCTTCAGGTCTGTTCGGTAGAACCGTGATTGCCATTTTTAATAAACTGTAAACCGTTACTTGTCTATTTTTTTGATCTGCAAAGCACTTTGCTCCCATAATCAAAGCTCTATATTGAAGTAGTTTTTCATTGTATGTTTTGCCATCACAAAACTCAGCGGCTCTTAAATAATAAGTAAGGGCGGCGGCGTCTTGATCTAATTTATCATATTCTTTTGCAAGTTCATACATTTTAAATGGATTTTTGTAATCCATAACAAAGTCATTTAAGAGTTGTTGAATATTACTCATTTATCATCCTTTAGATACAAAATCAAAAAACACACCTGTTGGAATTTTTAGTATGTAAGACACATTATCTGATAAACCAAAAGATATTAACAAATCATCACCAACAGCCGCAACACCAGTACAAAATTCAATATTATAATCTTGGCCTTTTACGTGATCATAATAAGTACCTAAGAAATGGAATTCACGTGAAACATTTGTAATATTCCAATCGTTATCATATATTACAACGCGGTGAGCATAATTTCCGTCTTTTCTGTTAAACGGATCTTTTAGCAAATTTGTTTCATGGGCTAAACACATCCGACGGTTTTCATTTATACGAATAACTTGAGACCCGCCGCGAAGGTCTTTATCTAATGGAAACCTTTCCTCCATTGTTTTAAGAGTTACATCAGTAGTAACTTTATTTTCAATGTCAAAATGTACTACCTGCGTTGGATTTGACCACTTAACAAAATGATAAGGCATATCATTAATTGGCATCCAATTCTTTTCACAATAGCTGCTATCATCTCCTGGCGCTGGAATTGGATTACGAGATACTTCTTTCCATTCATTGTTGTGAAATTCTATTTCAGCCATTTCCATCCGGCCTTTACCTTTATCATCATAGCAATCTCTACGTACACCACAAAGATAAAGCTTGTCATCCCAACTGAATAAACGAGCATCTTCTAAACCGATAAAGTTCCAGGTTGGTTTAGTATCAAAGTCAGAAGTATTAACTCTGCCAGCAGCCACCAAATTTAAATTTAAATCAAACTCGCACATAACATTATAGGTAGTTAATGTTACGTCGTTTTGTGGATGTACATATACCAAGGGACCCCACGTATGAGGAAACTTTTTACCTTCGCTATGATATAAAATATAATTGATATGCCGCAAGTTCATAAGAATTTTATCTTTATGAACAAAGATAGATGGATTCATTGTCCCAGTTTGGTTACCTAAAACCGACTCCGGGACAATGACTGGATGAATAGATCCGCCTCTACGTAATGCGTATTTAACTAGGCCACCTGTATGCAATTCGTGCATAGTACCTCCATAATATAGATTTCAATTTATTTAGCTAAAAGCCGCTTGGTGTTTTACGTCGCTTTTCTTTGTAATTTTTTTAGCTAAAGTTTCATTTATTAAATATTCGTCTTCGTCGGATAAAGCATCTTTAACCCACTCAATTAAATTATCTTCAGTAATATCCGCTAAGGGAACAAAATCGGCTGCAGTTGTATTAGCAGCCGAAATTTCAGTTGTTCCTAAATATCGTGAAGACACGCCGTTGAGCGCAGTACCGGTTTTTTTCCAATCTACTAACACAACAGAATCTGAAAGAGTAACG